ATGGCAAGAGTTGGTCACTCCGACTCTCGAACGACTAATAAAATCTATACACACGTTACTAAAAAGATGGATGATAATATTCTGGACTTGCTCGATTCTTTATAGTTTGCCCCTTTTTTGCCCCCTATACACAAAAAAAGCCTGTCACACAAGCTCAAATGCTTGATATGACGGGCTTTTTATAAAATCATTATTTAACTGCTTCTTTAAGAGCTGACAATATTTCATAAGTATATAATAGAAAGAAACCTTATAAAATAAGCATAAATAAGAAATAAACTACATATAATTTTTACCATAAAAATATAAAAGTTTTAACCTTTTGCCCCTTTTTTGCCCCTTTTCAGAGCAAACAAAAAACCGCCAAACACCAGCGGTAACATCATCTATTCTAAATAGTCTTTTTCTGTAATTACTTTTAATCTAGTAGAATAATTCTGAAATGTTGAGAATTTAAAGCGTTTAGGATCTTCAAGTTTATTTCTATCATTTATTTCCAAAGCATGGTTATAGTCTATAATTGCTTTTACCAACTTATTAATTATGGCCTTATCATTGTCCATTACTTTATAATAATCTTCTATTTTCCGAAGGCGGAAAGTTGTATTCAGCAAATAACTTTTATCTTCTAAAATCAATGTTTTACCAATATCTAATCCTTCAACATATCCTTCTTTTGCCGAATTTCTAAGTTTATACTTCAACTGATACTTTTTAGGAATGTAACTTCTAAATGGAATCAAGAAAGTTAGCCCCTGTATTTTGACAACAGTTACCGCAAATCCCCTTCCTTTATTCGTTATTTCCTTCGTCTTAAAGTCATAATCCATCGCTTGAATAAGGTCGTAATCTTTGCACATTTCTAAATTAATTTGACCTAATTTTAACTTCTTACTTTTCATTCCTATTCCTTAGATAAAAAGCTCACTAAAAAGTGAGCAACATTTCCAATGAGATACTTCTGTTGACGAGCGCGTCTCTCCGCCCCCTCATTGCCTTAAGAAAAGGCTGGGCGAATCGAAAGGAGGTGGTTTTTCCTGTTTTCAATTCTACTTATTTTTGCACATTTTTTGAATTTTGTCAAACAAAAAAACCGCTAGCGATTGCCAGCGGTCTAGTGTAATTAAATTTTTGAGTCTTTCTATTTTATTTAGTTGTGATGAGCCCGTCAGGCTCTACTGTGAACTCAGGTTTATCAGCCATGCGACCATCAGGAAGTAGCAAGTACCAGCCATCATTGTATTTGACGAAGCAATCTGATTTCATGTCGCCATTTGTTGCATCGAGGTAATACCACTTGTCGTAGTATTTCACCCAGCCGGTTTGCATTGAACCGTCACGGTTAAAGTAATACCATGCACCACCAATTTTCTTCCAACTTGTAGCCATGTATCCGTCTTTGTCAAAATAATACCATTGGCCATCTGTGTGATGTAGCCATTTGTCAGTGTAAGCATAGCCCGACTCATCAAAATAAAACCATGATTTGTTTTCTTCGATATACTCAAACTCTGCCTTAGGATAAGAGCCGTTAGCTCTAGCATACCAATGCCCTTGTTCATCCTTTTGCCATCCTTTTTTAGGTTCTTCAGGTTGAGCATCTGGATTGGTCAAGCGGTAGATATAGAAATATGGTTGTCCAGCATAATACCAGCGCTCGTCATGGTTGTTAATTGAGATACCATTATACGCATAATTGCAATGAATGATATTATCACTATCAATGAACATACCAGTATGCCCAAATGCAGTATATTCGATTAGGTTCGCTAATCCTAACCCGTTCTCTTATGAACTGCTAACGGTCATCCCGTTAGTTTAGACTATTTGTTCTCCATGTTTATAGTAATCTACCAAATTCATCACGTTTGCGTTCTTTATTGTGTAGTTTAGCATGTTCTGATTGTGACATAAGTTGTAGATTTTCAATTCTGTTATCTTGTTTATTTCCGTTTAAATGATGTACTATTTCGGTTCTTTTCAATTTTCTTCCTAGATGTTTTTCCATAACGTACCGATGTTCTCTTTGTGAATCCTTTTTAACATAGTAGTTAGGATCGCCAGAATGCCTTAAATAATCTGTTCTACATTTTCTTGAGCAAAAACTATGCTCACTTCGATATATTTGCGACGGCTTGCGTTCAAATTTTTTACCGCATTGTTCGCACTCTATTGAAATGGATGTTTTTCTTGAATTTGCTAAACAGCGAATAGAACAAAAATTAGAGTCCTTGTTATTCTTTGTTTGCAAATACTTAGAGTTGCATTGTTTACATATTTTATAGATTTTAGGATGCAAACAATCGGGACATTTTTTTGACTTTCTATTTCCTATATATTCTCTACCACAAACTGAACAAGTTAGGTTTCTAGGTCTTTCTCTCCATTCGGTTCTACACTCTTCCGAACAGTGCTTTTGATTAAAATATCCTTCAAATTTTTTTCCGCAATTTAAACAAGATTTCATTACTCTTACCTTTGCATCGTTTGATAAACTTATTTTACCACAAATGAATAACAAAGGCAACTATAAACAGTGAGGAGGGGGATTTTTCAAACTCGCTTGAGCTTTACGAGGACGCAATCCTCTAGTCGTTAGACCTCTCCGATTTCTCGGCTTTGGTACGGAAACTGCCACGTTTTTTTACGTTTGGCTTTCAACCGTTTAACCCCCAGTACCTATACATTACATATAAGCAGAGCATTTTACTCCAGCACTCGCTCCACGCTTGCCCCAGATGAAGATATCTCCACGTTGAGCAACGCATTCTGTATTTTCAGCGATAAGCTCATAGCCATTTTTAATAAGCCAGTCATGCTCATACTCTGTATTTACTGCCCATCCAGCAGATGAAGCACCAGCACTTCTTAAAGCATAATATACTGAACTTGAACAGTCATAGCTATCAGGACCGTCACGGTATTCCATACTGTAATAGACTTGTCCTTCACGTTCACGCATCCATGCAATAGCATTTTCAATATTGATTGTCATTTGTTTTCCCTTTCAAATTATGGTAATGTTGTAGGCCAAGGCTCGCTCGTTAAGTACGAGATAGAACTTACCCGAATATCGCCGATGTCTCGGTCAGTTGGTACGGGGTCGGTAAATTGGAAACGTAGCATGTTACTGTCTCCACTACCGCCAAGATACCAAGTTCCATAAGGCGTTCCCTTATCGTTGTAAATACCACCAATAAGACTAGACTCTGAACGAAAGCCGTAAGGAACACCGCTTAAACCTAAAATGTAACAGTTTCTTTCCTTGTCGCTACCTTGTGGACTATATCCAGTACCACCTCTACGAACAACACCGAACCATCCCCAAGAAAGCCCACCAAATTGATACATGACGGTATCATTTTTACGACGTACTTTCAGATAAGATGCGCCTAGCTTTGAAACAATATTCAGCGTTCTCCAACCAGTGTCACCCGTCAAGACTTCCCAGCCTTGATTGTCTGTCCCTCGTCTTTTTATCCATTTAAGAGCGCCATTTGTAACAGCCGTATCAACGTATGTCGTCCCGACTGGAGCAGTAACCTTGCCGTTTGGCATACCAGTTCCGTGAATTTCATACTGATTGACTTGTCCCGTATTGCTACTTGTTGAAGTTGGTAGGGTTACGTTGCCACCGCCATCAGATAAGATGAGGGTGTTCCCTTCAATTCTCAATTTTTGAGGAATGCCAACACCATCACGACCGTTTTCACCTTTAGGTCCTGTAAGTCCAATAGGCCCTTGAGGTCCAGCGGGTCCGATTGGTCCTTGTTCCCCTCGTTCTCCACGAGGTCCTGGCTCTCCATCTCGCCCACTCTCACCTTGTAACCCTTGCAATCCTTGAGGACCTTGTAAACCGTCCGCTCCTCTTGGTCCAGTTTCGCCTGTTGCACCTTGAGGTCCACGCTCACCAGTTTCCCCCTTGTCACCTTTTGGCCCAGGAGTTAGTGAGATATTGCGTAACTCGTCCTTAGTAGCAAAATTGCTTGTATCAACGTTGGGGTTATTCTCTAAACGTTCAACACGTTTCTTTAATTCTAAATCGTTGTAAGGTGTTGGAATTTCAGATTTTAAAGCATAATTTTCCAACGATTGGTGTGAGGTAAGATAATTTTTACTTTCAAGTTCCTGTCTTGTTACTAGATCGCTAGTATCTTTTTCAGGCTTGTTCTCTAAAGCCGCTACACGCTCTACAAGGGGTTTGTCATTATAGATGGTGTCATTGTCAGGCTTCGTCTTTAACGCTTCAATATCGGCTGAAATATGGCTTATTTCACTACGTAGATTGCTATCGTCATACGTGCCGCCTTGTGCTTTAATTTTTTCAAAAAGCGCATCCAACTCTTGCTTAGTCACAATGTCATTGACGTTAACAATTCGACCAGCTTCACGTTCAATAAGTGGTGTCTTAACTGCTTTGTCAATCTCACTCACATGAACATTGAATAAGAAGCTATATACATCTGCTGATTGCTCTACTTTTTCAAAGTAGATATAGCCAATGACAGGTTCATCAGTCGTGATCAATGATGTATCAAATTGAACCGTAAACGAATTATCTTCGATTGCTGCATCTACTTCCTGATATCGCTTGGTGGTTTTGAAATAGAATAAGCAGATAACTTTAGTAGCGGTCAAGTTATCAAGCGTGAACTTAAATTCAGCAATGCTTTTATCATGACTATAAAATTCTTTATAAAGCCTATCTACGTCTCGATTGTTTGGTGAAATGGTTAATTTTTTCTCAATAACCTTCTTCAAGTGCTACCTCCTTTCTTTTAATAAAGAAAGAGAACCCCAAAGGGTTCTCAAATTGATTAATCTTCGCTTGGTTCGTGATATTCAAGCGCTCTGTCGCTATCTGTGATGCCAGCAGTCGTTGGATCAGTAACCACTCCTAACAAAACAAGGATATAAACAAATGTATTCACTCCGTTTTGAATATTTTGTGGAATTTCAAATCCGAATTGTTGAGACATAAGAAATACCGCTCCCAAAAGTGCGATAAGAGTAACTTTGTTTTGTAAACGTAGCTTCCAGTTAATTTTATTCATCATCATTTTCCTCTTTGATTTCTAGTTCGAGAAATTTCTCAAACAGTATTTTGATAGCACCGTTTCCGCCTAACTCGACGTAGCTTTCATAAAGCCGTGAAAGTTCTTCGATTTCATGCTGACTTGTGTTTCCACGTCGTATTGATTTTTTCAAGTTTTCTTGCAATCGAAAACGTTGTAACCGTTGCAATCCTTTTCCGATTAGTGAAAGATTTTTATTGTTATCCTTTCCGATTTCCTCGACTGCGTGAACTGATTTTTCAAGTTCACCGATTTTATCTGATAGAACGTTGATTTGCTTTTCAGTCTCTTTTGTATTTTGCGTACTTTTGAACGAGAAATAACTTGGAATAATCACAATTAAAACGGGCGTGAGTTTATCAAGTAAAGTTATAAATTCCAATTAAACCACCCCTTTTCTGAAATAGTGGTCTATTGAACGGGTTGTGTATCTAACTCGCTAGATGGTTTCTCTGGTTTTGGTTCAGTCCACTTCCAAACTCCTAACTTGCCGTTTTGTTCAAGTTCTGCGAGTTGTTCAAGCGTTTGTCCTTGATAAGTGAATGGCTCGTTGACTTGGATCATGACACGTTTTCCTTCTTGGAATTTTTCAACATGGTTCGGATTTTCAAGTGTGAAGATTTCTTGTGGTTGATAGGTCTTGCCGGTTTGTCCGAGTTCGACAAGTTCAAGTCCACGCTTGAAAACAGTTGGGTCTAGTGGGTTATCTGTATCAGTAACTCGTGCCAATACTGCCCAATCTGCGACGGCTTTCACTTCTGCGATTTTTGCATCTTTCTCAGCAAGTTTCTGCTCGTAACTTCCAGCTTGCGTATGCAAGTCTTCTTGAAGTTTCTTCACGCCATCGGCTGGATTTAATTCTGTCGTTACTTGAGCCAATACTGCCTTAATCAATTCTTCGTCTGACTCATTCACACGGTTACCAATCAAAACACGTTCAAATGCCGTGTATGGATTTTCTTGACGAATTGATACGGATGTGCGGTTGTTTTCTTGTAGGTATTTGTTGATAAGTTTAAATGTCATATATTATTGTTCCTCTTTTTCTGTTTCTTTCTGTGCTTCTGCTTGTAATTGTTGTACTTGTGCTTGTGCATCTTCATAAAGCGCTTTGTAGTTAGCACATTCAATCGTCTTGTTAGCGAGTTGAATTGCCAAGTCGTTAATAACTTTGTCTTGTGTGTTCATTTTTCCCTTTCTACTATTTCCATTTTGAATAATAACCACGTCTATAATTGCCATCATGATCTAGGTTTCTGAAATTGTCGTAAATGTCATTTAAAATATACGATAATCGGACACCTTGGATAAGAATTTCATCAACACCTGTAATAGTGTTTGTATCCGTTTCGATAGCTAATTCTCTCAAACCACCTTGCGCGCTCTGATTGAATGTTATCCTTCGCCCATACATATTGATAGCACTTTGAATGCTGTTTCCTGTTCTACTTCTACCATTCCAAATTTGAAGTCCTGCGGACGTATGGTCCATTTGTTGCAAACCATTTCGGTTACTTAACAACGCCGTATATGAAGCATCAACACCGTTGATATTACCTGCTCCAAAAACTAGATATTGTAAAGGTCTGTTAGGAAATTGGTTTTTAATACCAACTCCAAAACCATTCATATCAATCCAGCCTGTCTGTAGGTCAAAATCTGTAACATTATTTAAAGATGTTAGCTTTCCGCCTTTGATAACGTTAGCAGTCAAACCCTCTGCCACAATGTTTTTTGCAGAAATATTGATAATTCTAGCTTGACTTGCGTCAATTTCTCCGATGTGAGCCGTGCCGATTTGAGCGTTACCAATCATAGATTTTTTAATCACGCCGTCTTTGATGTAAGTTTTTTCTCCGACTGAGATTAAACCCTCATTGATTTTAACCGAGCCGTCAGGGTTTAGGTTGATAGCACCTAGCACGTCACCAGCGCTGTTTAAGTTTTGAATAGCGTATGAACCAGCAAGCTGAGTTTGAACCGTTTTAACAGCTTCCTCTGTATCTTCTGGAGCAAGTGTGAATGATGTCGCTTGACTTCCAGTTTCTAACTTGACCTCTGAAATATAAAGGTTAATTGACTTTCCTTGCTCGCCGTACAACATCAAATTAATTTCATCAATATCAATCGGCAGCTCGAAGTTTAAAGTGATTTTCTTATAGACACCGCCGGGTATTTCATTATTTTGGACATTCCTCCACTTTTGTGATTTTATTGCACCATCTTTCCTATAATGCAATCCAATATCAAGGCCGGAAAAAGTATTTTCCCCATCTTTCGAAACCAAAAAAGAAAGACTGATTTTGTCAGATTTTTTTAGCACGATTTTGAATGTTTGTTGCAACTTGGGATAAAGTCCATTTATAGAAGAGCCAAAAATATGCACGCCTGGTTTTTTTCTATTTAGCATTGAATGTTTGTAATTGAAGTTTAAACCAGCTACATTTGACTCTCTCCAATTTTTTGAACCCTCCCGAAAATCAGCGTTTCTAACATAATTTCGACTATCTCCGACATTTTTAGCGATTTCAACTTGAAACAGTTGATTAGTCAGAGCCATACGAGCGACATTATCAGCAATACCGTTATCAGTATTGCCTAAAATTCGCTCGTATAGCTGACTTGTTTCTCTCACACGTTGAAAGTCAACGACATTGGCCTTGTCAGCCATTTGACTAGAAAGATTTGCTATACGTTCACTAACTGATTGTTTGTATTCAGCAAACTTGGCTTCATTATCGCTTGTGAGTGCTTCAAATCGTCGGTTGATACCTTCAACGTTTTCAAAGTAGGTACTTTTTGCCACAAATCTATTAGTGAACGATTCACGGAGAGAAGTAATCCAACTTTTTGTCTCTTCTCGTGAATAGCGCTTCAATTCATCTGATAAGTTTTCGCGTTCCTCTTGAACACTTGTTTTAAAAGCGTTTAAATCTCTAATACTATCAAGCGCTCTATTTCTAGCTTCGTTTGCTAATTCAGCGCTTGTGCCAGCCTTTTTCAAGGCTTCTTCTGCTTTTGCTTTAATTTCGTCAACGCCCGAAAGATTGAGGTTTTCAAAACGCTTGCTGATTTCGTCAATGATTTCTTGGTCGCTATTGCTTCGTATGATTTCTTTCCAAACTTCACCAGTCCAACGTAACATGATTGTTTGCCCTTCATGTTCGGGGTTTGGTTTGAACCATATATCATTGACCCCGACTTTTCCAGCGTGTGCTTTAGTTGGATCATTTGTACCGTACCAGTTCTTATTCAATCCGTCAGCGCTTGGCAAAAAGTCCGGCAGGTTTTTAAGCAAGCCATTAAAACTAGACGAAATCAACTCATCTGCTTTCTGACTAGCGATATTTTGGATTTTAGCTTCATTGCTTTCTGAAATCCTATCGCCCAATTTAATATCGCTTGACTCATTATTTAAACGGTTAAACGTGATTTCAAAAATACGGGTGTCATAATCTAGCTTCTTGTCATGCCGTACAACACGGATTGTATCGCCAATTTTAACGCCTTTTAGATAAACGGTTGAAGTCTTCAAGGTCAACTGTGGTCTTGATGCTCTCACAAGTTCATCATAAGTACGCTTAATCAAGGCGTTCTTATCTTCTTCATCTTCAAAGACTGCGAAGCCTACTTTTGCGCGCATTGAACCGTCTGCGTTCTTGATGCCGTAGAGCTTCGTCATTTCTGGAAGTTCAACATATTTTTGACCTTTTGGCTTGTCTACTGGATTGCCTTTTTTAGTTTCCCAAACGACATCCTCGAATGTGATTCTGCGCCCGTAAGTGCCGTGATTGTTCTCTTCACTTGGTGCGCTGAGTTCTTCGCCTTTTCCACGACCAATTAAAGCTGTAAATAGATTGGTACGCTCTACTTCTTGTAAAATCTGTAAAGCGTTATGTCCATAAACTACACGCTTGCCCGTTGCTTCGCCGATTTTCTGTTTGAAATCAATATAGCGTGCGCCTATTTTATTGCCGTTCACTTCAACAAAGAACTGCATTTCTAAATTCCATACTTGACAAACCTTTTTCAAGGCTTCAAATGTTGAAATGTAGTAGAAGTTTGTTGATCGCTGACTTGTTTCACTAACAAAACGTGCTTGCCAGTTTGTACCAGCAAGTAGTTCATCAATAACAGGTCTAGCAAATGTATTATGTGGACGTTTATCTAAAACAACGGATTTTCTTAATTCTTCAATGCCTGACTGAACGCCAATCAAGGTTGTAAGGTTTTCTGAGAATTTTTGAGCAATATAGAAATAATGAAATGTATGTGCATCTTCGATTGACTGAATAGCCATATACTCTACAGCATCAAATTCTTTCTTGCTCAATGTTTTCATCTCAACCGTGAGCCTATCAGATACGTATTTTTCAGTAGTTAAAGCGAACTTTTGGAGAGCAGTCTTGATAGCTTCTTTTTTGACGATTTTTATTAGTTTCTCGTCTTTATCAAATAAGTAAATCATCGTCGCTCATCCCTCCATTTCACTTCCTTAACCGTTGCATTCGTAGCTGAAATGGTATCACGGTTTCTGACCTTGAAATTTTCTAAATCACTAAACAAATCAAGTTCACTTAAAATACTACGGTTCTTATACAAGGCTTTCACTTCCTCAGTTTCAAACAAGATTGTAATGTCTTGATTGGCATCATAAGCACCAGTAAATGAAATTGTTTGTCGTCCGTTTGTAATTCTGACAGTGTTTGTTGTCTTCGTAGTCGTTACAACAATTTTTTCCGGAGTTACTTCAAAAGCACCGGTCAATCCAATCTGTCCGACTGAATCTTTCAACTGTGATTTCTTGTAGCCGTCCGGAACTAGCAAAGAGAAACGGCTGACAATACTTTTCGAGTTTTCTTCAAAACTATCAGCACCGCTGAAAATTGCATAATAAGTGAAACTCGGTTCATCCTTGAAAGTTACTTCAAGCGTTTTTGAACCGTTGTTTGTTGTTCTCAAGAACAAGTTTAGCTTGTCGAATTTATCTCGAAGTTCTTCGCTTGTTTTAGCTTCTAGCTGGTATTTGATTTCAAGAACCCTTGAAGGCTCTGAAATTTCTTCAATCCAAACACCGCGACGGCCAGCGATAGAGGTTGTTTTGACCTCTTGGCCTATCAAACCTCTACCCGATACCGAAAGTTGTCTATACCCGTCCACAATCTCGTTTACGGGCGTTCCGTTAATGCTCATGTTATCGCTAGGCTCGATAGCCACGATGTCGTTATGTTTTTCTAATTTTGAATATCCATACATGGTATCTTACCTTTCTAATAATTAGTTGCTAAAGTTAATTCCATTTCTTGAGCGCTTGTGATGTCTTCAGTAAACGCTCTATAAGTCGTGTTACCCATTTTAAGAACAATGTCAGCAGATTGCTGTCCAACTGTGATTGTACCGCCGTTGAAATCGACTGATGTATCATAGCCAGTTAAACGTCCTAATTGGCCATCTACTGCGTTTAATTCGCCTTGTAATGTTCCAGCTAGGTCTTTACCAGTAAACGCATCAATCGCCCCTTGTGCCATGTTTCCGACTGATTTCATGACTGCGCCAGCTTGATTGTTAACCCCGATGATGAAACCTTCGTCCGTGTATTCCCCGAATTGACGGAAAACCCTTGAAGGTGAATGGATACCAAGCAAACCTTTTGCCCAATCGATAGCACCTTTGACTGCTCCACCTACTGCGTCAATCAAAGCGCCCGCAGCATTTTTAACACCGTTGACAAATCCCATAATAAGATTTTTCCCGACATTGTAAGCGTTGCTGATGAAGTCCCTTGCTCCCGCTACCGCATTTCTGAAGCCGGTTTTAACTGCTTCTACAATACGAGTTCCAGCATTTGTCACTGTGCTTACTACGTTATTCCAGCCGTTTAGGACTACATTCTTGATATTTTCAATAGCATTTGAAATAGCTGATTTGATGTTTTCCCAAGAATTAGTTATCCCACTCTTGATATTTTCAAGTATTCCAGTTAAGAATGAAACAATGCTATTCCATATATTCTGAATAATGCTCTTAGTCGTTTCAAGTGCCGTTGAAATAGTTGATTTGATAGCTTCCCAAGCGTTAGAAATTGCTGATTTGATAGCTTCCCATATTGTTGACAAGAAACTAGAAATCGCGTTCCAAGAATTATCCCAAACGCTCTTAATACCTGTCAAAGCAGTCTGAATAATTGTCAAAAATCCTTCAAAAGCGATTTGAAGTAGCGCCTTCATACCTTCCCAACAAGTAACCAATACTTGCTTGATTGTTTCCCAAGCGCCTGACCAATCACCGTTGATGATCTGCATAACAGCTTTAATAATTCCAAGAATAACATTTAATGCAGTTTCAATGACAACTTTCAAAATATCCCAAGCAACTGAAACTACTGCCACAATATTATTCCATGTTGCTTCGATAAACGGCGCTAGGAAATTTGTTACTGTTTCAACTACTGTTTTAATGGTATTCCAAACAGTCGTAGCCGTTTGCTCAAATAAAGCGTGGTTTTCATTCCACCAAGAAATCAACGTACCGAAAATTTCCATGACGAATGAAACAACTTCTTGGATAGCGCTTGTTACCGTGCTTCTTACTGCTTCAAATGCTGAATTAACTTTGTTTCTAAATTCTTCACTAGTGTTATATACACCGACTAAAATAGCAATCAAACTTGCTATAACTGCGATAACAACAAGGAATGGTGCGCCTAGTGAAGATACAACGCCCACGATTTTAGCGAACGTTACACTTAATGCGCTACCGCCTGAGTTTAGCAATGTAAACCATGCCGAAACCTTAGATACTGCGCCAGCTATAAAGCTGATAGTACCTACTAACTTACCAATAACTGAAATCACGCCACCTATTGCAATTAAAGCAGGGCCAGCCGATACTGCGATAAGTCCTAGCCATTTCTGCCACGGCTCAAGTGGTAAGTTATCCCAAATTGTCAAAAGAACTCTTACTACATTGTCCTTGAAAGTTAAAACTGTGTCTTTCAAGTTTTCCAGTAAGCCTTCGATATCCGCTTCGCCGTTACCTAAACCAGCGACAAGGTTTTCAAACGATGCTTTCATTGCTTGGAATGAACCAGCCACGGTTTCACTTGCTTCTTTAGCAGTCGTTCCAGTAATTCCGAGCCTATCTTGTGTAATTCCAATAGCTTCAATCAAGGTGTGGAATGGAATATCTTTCACGTTTTGCGCTGTCGCTTCAAATTCTCCGTTTAGGACTCCTGACTCATTGACAAGCCGAGCCATCTCCGAAGCCGTACCACCATAACCAAGTTTGCGATTTGTTAATCTATACTTTCGTTTTAAAGTTATATGTATAGTCCAGACTGTCGCTTCTTCTATATTTCTTTGCAAACAGTAAGCATTTTTGATATAATTGAATAAAAAGGAGGGACATAAAATGTTCAAACAAATTAAAGACTATCCAAAATATTCAATTAATGAAAAAGGCGAGGTAAAAAGTAGTATTTCCGGAAAAATATTAAAACCAAGAACAGCCGGCAAAGGTTATCTTTGTTATTGCCTTTATGCTGAAAATGGTTCTACCAATAAATATATTCATCGCTTGGTAGCGGAAACTTTTTTACCTAACCCAAATAATTTGCCTTTTGTAGACCACATTGACGGAAATAAACAAAATAATCATTTATCCAATCTTCGCTGGACTACAAACTATCAAAACTTGAAATATTATGGTTTTGATAAATTGACACGTCACTCAATAGAGGGTGTCGGCGTTGGTGTAATGGCCACTAATGGCGATGTTACTCTAAAATTTGAAACCAAAAGCGAATTATTAAGACACTTTGGTTATAAAACTAATCGAACTAGAGTAAAAATAGGTGAGCCATATTTATACGGCAAATTAAAAGGTTTTACTGTTTATAATTTATAGAAGCCCTCTCGCTCAGTCGTTCACGCTGGCTTTACCCTTGCGCCCTGTCGTCCACTTCTGGAGTTCCAAGTCAATCAGAGAGGGTTCGCACTTCGCCCTTTATTTATGCGACGAGTGCCCCCGTTGTGTTAAGGTTATCTAACATAGTAAAGTTATCTTTACTAAATCCTTGGTATGCGTTTTGAATATCGGTCATATTCGTACCCATTTTATTTGCGTTATCTGCCATTTGAACAAGTGCTTTATCTGCATATTGGGCGGCCTTTTCAGTATCTCCGCCTAAACCTTGTAGCAAGGTTGCAGAGAATGAAGTGACTTGTTGCATATACTGATTGGCTGATACACCAGCCGTTTTAAAAGCATTGTTTGCATTGGATAGAACGCTTGCGCCTTTTGCTTCCATTGTGTCATACATTGCTTGCGCTTCTTTAGCTGTGATGTTGTATTTTTTAGCAAGACCAATAGCACTTGTACCGTTATCTTTAAATAGCGTTTCAACGCCACCAAGACTTTGTTCTAGGTCAGCAAATGATTTGACAATACCAGTGATACCAGCTACTGTTGGTGCTGTCAAGGTAGCACTCATTCCAGCACCCAACTTCATAGAAGCTGTACCAACTGCTGAAAGACTATTGCTTATCTTGTCTAAACTTGAGCCAGTTTGATTTTTCATGCTTTGGAAAGCCATTTGTGCTTCTTTCATACCTCGAGCAAAATCAGAAACATTGGCTTTCAGTATGGCGGTAACATCAAAATTTGTTCCCATTAGTTACCCCCTTTCCTTCATAGATTGATTAAGCCTTCTATTTCTATCAGCAAGGCTCATTTTCTTTTGTTTGACCTGTCCGACTTCTTCTTTTTTGAAAATCTTGTCAAACTCGTCTTTATGATTGTAAAAATCGTCAAACGTCTTATAAGCTGACCTTGCGCTTTTTCCTTTTCCTTTGGTAGCTTGAACTGTTTGATTGAACCATGCTTGAATTGCTGAATTATATCGTCTATCTTCTTGCTGAATAAGATAAGCAGTATTATAGATTTCAAATTCTTCAAGCGTAGTTCTTGATGCTTCTTGAAACGTCATATTGTGTCTAGCTATGAGTAAGGCTATTGCTTCATCATAACCAAAATCTGAACCTTGATTTTCCCTTACTCTACTAGGTTCATTGCTTTTTTGAGTAGGGGAGATGCTTTTAACTCTGACACGATTTCAGTAATCGTCTTGTCGTATTCATCATTCAAAATCAAATCTTCAAGATATTTTTCGATTGCTTCATTGCTTGGCTTTTGGTTTTCAGTTATTGTCCCAGCTTTGATAATATCTACAAAAGCCATTGGATCATTAAGCGCTTGTCCGGCATTAAGCAATGTCATTGCACCGTAACCAGTTTTAATGCCTTCTAATTCAGCGGAATGAAGTTTATTCATTTCTCGTAAAAAGCCAAGTCCAAAGCGTAAAGTGTAGTCACGTTCTCCAATTTTTAAAATCATTTGTTTTTTCTCCTTTTAAGTAAAAAAATAAAGGGCAAATAAATTGCCCTTGTAAATACCACTATTAAACCGGAACGCCTGCCCCGTCTGTTTCTTTTTCGAGTGTGTGGTAGTTGTATTGTGCGCTTGCGACTGCTTGTTTTTGTGTTTCTGTCAATTTGTCAGTATGCAAGATACCGTTTCCGTCGATAGCGACTTCATAAGATAACTCAACCTTATCATCTGACGGCGCTGACAATTCAAAGTTTTTGAAGTAGCCTTGATAGTATTCTACGTCGTACTTATCAACTCCGCCCTCTTGTTTCTTGCTTCCAAGGTCAACGATCCAGCATTCGATTTTATCGTTTGCTTTAAACCATTTGCGCATTTCTTTCCACATATTCACTGTGTCACCGTCTTCGCGGTAAGCAAGAGATTTGAACTCTCCACTTGTTTCTCCGTCTGAAATAGAGTTAACGACACCGTCTTTTGTTTTCGTGCTTTCTACGTTCTTTTCTTGCTTGATAGAAAGTTCAGATTGGAAGCGTACTTTACCCGCATCTTGTTTTGTGCGGTCAGCATAACGACGGAAAAAGGCAATAACGTCTTTCCCCAAAATTAAATCTGCCATTTATTTATTTCTCCTTTTTTGTGTAATTAAAAGTTAAATCCAGCACGATATGAAGTAAAGGCTGGATGTCTGTATTATCTGCGATGACTTGTTTTTCTGTGTTTCTGTGATTGAAGTTATACTCATACCCGTCTTTCAAATGCTTCAATACACTTTCAAGATAGGCTGAAATGTTGTCTATTTTGGCTCTATCCGCTCGTATTCCGTAAATATGGACTGTTTGCCGTGCCGTACCGATTAAGTCGTTATTAGGCGTGTCTGAACCGTTATTCTCTCCGATATAGACAAACGGATATTTTGTATCAGCTTCGGGCAAATAATCGTATGTATCAACCCTTGCATCGCTGATAGCAAAAATCTTTCTGAATAAATCATGATTAGGTGTCATCTAAACGCTCCTTTCATAACGTTTGTCATATCCTTTTGAAATTCCGGTGTAATTTGCTCTAACATCGGTCTGAAGTGTGGTTTACCTGGCATATAGCGTGTCCCGTATTCTTGATAACCCGTATAAGATGCACTACCCGTTATCCATGCTTCCATACCGTGATATGAAACATTGATATTTCTTTTTAAAAAGCCGGTCTTTCGCGGTGCTAAATCACGAGCAACTTTCTTCCCTTTTTCAGCGTTGTTTTTCAATACTTGTATAGATTGTTCGACTGCTTTAGGATGAGCGTTGTAAATCGTGCTTGTTAGCTTCTCTATGCCGTGCCATTCAATACTTGCGCCCATTTATACCTTGACCGTCCTTTTGAGCCGTACGGCGCTTTTAGAGGCTTCTGTGCTATCAATCAATTCATACTTGAACCCGTCATAGATTGCATACAAGAACGGTTTTTGTTCTTGCTGAAATCTGCATATCATGACGACATCCGAACGATTGCCGTATAACTCGAAAACCTTTGCTTTTTGAATGTAATTCACAAAACATGGTACGACTTCGGTTTGTTCAGCTTGGTTTTCGTAAGTGTCCGTTACTGGATTGTACTTAGCAACGCCTTTCCCTCTTACGAGCGTTATTCTGTGCGGAGTTTTCATAGAAAGAACGCCTTTCCTCGTTGACGTTGCGAACCGTCAAGACCAAAATCTTTATTTAAAATAGCCATATAAGGCTTGAATAGGTTATCAAAGTCTTGATAAGTGACTGAATAGCCGTCCACCGTTTCACTCGATACACTTTCCGAACCTTTTCGCCCGTAAAGTTTATAAACAACGTTTTCAATCATGAAATTATACTTGGATTCGATATATACCGAACCAGTAAGCGATTTGAAGTAGCTTTCAGCATCTTCAACTAAATCATTTAACAAGTCATTTTCTTTTGTGTCGGTTAGATCAATACCCAACCGACGCTTAATTTTAGCAAGTTGGGCATTATCCATGCTTATTCTCCTGCTTCTTCTTCGATTTCTTCAACAGGTTCAGCTTTAGGCAATACAATATCGCCTTGCGCTCCGTCTGATTCGATAACGCCTTTTTTCAAAAGCGTTTTAATGCGAGCATCTGACACATTCAAATCAAAGCGAGGATAAACCTCGCCGGCTTCATAAAATCGGTTATTGTCTTTGGTATCAATAATGTTTTTTGTTACGATATAGGCCATTGACTCCCCTTTCTAATCTTGATTAGACGTTTTCAGCTGAAGCAGTCAAACGTGCAAATGCATTGTCTTTAGTTACTGCAACCGCAATGTCCATTGTGCAACGGATAGCAACCATTTCTTGTTCAAATAGGTTGATTGGTTCGTTGTTTGCTCCCTTGATTGTTGAGATTTGAGCTTCTTCTGAAATTGAGTAGTTGATGTTGTAAGGAACACCGTAAATAAGATTGTCAAAGTCACCAGCGAACAAGTCGCCTTTCTTGAATTGTTTAGATTTCATATCTACGGTTGTAATTCCGTCAAGTTTGTTTGTATCTTTATCGAAGATTGTTTTCTTGTCGCCGTCACGAGCATCACGAAGTGCTGAACGGTTTGACAAACGAGATACAAAAGCGTTGATTTCCACGTCTTTGTCAAGCAACTTATCTTCTAGTTTCAAGATATTTTCATAGTTTACTGGGCCAGCTACAATGTTTTCAGCAGTTTTAGCAGCCTTAGCGACTGAGTTTGTAAATGGCGATTCATGTCCAAGTAGTCCGGCTTCGTCAATTTTAGTGTAGAATGCTTCGACGATTTGAGGTTTCATTTCTTCAAAGAATTTTTTCCATGTGTAATTAAGCACTTCACGAGAAGCGACTAGGATGATACCAAGTTTTTTGGCGCGAAGTTTTACTGGTACGATTTCAGGCTTGTCAGTCTTGATTTTTTCTGTTTCATCTACCCAGTAAGCTGAGATTCCGTCGGTTTGAACGTAAACAGTTTTTTCTTGTTTTCCGTCCATTTCGTGATATTTACCAAGTTGCATTACAAGTGAGTTTTCAGCAACTTCTTTCATGATAATGTCTGTAAATTCAGTATAAAGTGTTCCGTCTTTCTTTTCAGATACTAAAACCTTATCTGGTGTGAATGTTTGAATAGTCATTTATATTTTCCCCTTTAAATAATTCTTGAATTGCGGAAGATTTCTCCGCTTGATTGTGCTTTAGAACCACCAAAAGCCGTACTTACTGCGGGCGGTTCTGATTGTGTGTATTCAGACTTAATTTCACTAATAATGCTTTCAAAGTCTGAAATAGCTTGAAGCGTGCCGTCTGCCGTGTCTTTTACGACAAAAGCAAGGACACGATCATTTACAGGCAACTTACGACTTGATAGAGTTTTGATAGCTTCATCTGTCAACTCTCGCTTGGTTTGTTCTTTCTCAAGTCCAGCGATTTTATCAAGTAGTGATTGCTTTTCTGCTTCAGCTTCTTTTCTGCGGTATTCCTCAAGCTCTTTACCTGATAGTTCTGTTTCCGCTTTGTACTTTTCTAAAGCCTTAGCAATAGCTTCTTGCGTTGACTGAGCGTGCTTTTTCTCTGCTTGCTCAAGTCGTCTTTGCATTTCTGCGATTGATACTGTTTTTTCAGTTTCTTGTTTTGGATTGCTAGCTTGTTCCTCAACCGTAGTGTCCTGAACTTGAGTATCAACTGTCTGTGTTTGTTCTTCTGCCATATTTGGCTCCTTTCTCTACGCTTTAACGAGCAAACCTCCTCGAACTCATGCAACTTTTAATGTCTTTAGCACGGTTTGGACAGTAAAAAAGGTGACATTTGAAATTTCACCTTTTAAAAATCTTGATTAAATTGATCTAGTGTACTTCTTCCGTCTTTGTACTTCATTTCAATATGTCCATACGCTGAGCATCTACAATTAGGATGCATAGGAAACATATTTACGCCCTTTTCCACCTTGTCAATCGGTACTGCCGTATTATTCAACGGCCTGCAAATATCACAAGCGCCACTTTCTGCTACAAAAATCATGTGAGTAAAGCCATTATCTCGCAACATGGCGTGGTCTGTGTCAGCGTTTATTCTTGCTATCTCGGTTTTAATCAACCGTTTAGCGTTATACTCACTTGTTCCGTACTTATTAGCAAGTCGCTTCATTTCTTTTTGATAGCCGTTCATATCTGTGTATATACGGTTTAACGAAGCGAAAACATCCCTTTGAAGCATAGGCTGTAAGCCTGTTTTCCCCCAAACTCGACTTGAAAAATTCTGACCGTAAAAATCAGCATCTAAAATCGAATCTAAGCGCTTTTTCGCTCCTTTTGATGAAATACCCAAGATACCCGCTTGGCGCTTGTATTCGGCTAAATATTCGCTTCTGCGTGCCTTGTCAAAGACTTCATCAAGGTTACTTGTCAAACTGTTAATTTCAAGCCCTAATTCAGCTTTCAAAAGCTCCAAGCGACTGACTTTCATTTTCAGATTGTAAACCCGTAGCCAAGAATTAGTCTTATGACTGAAATCTTTCTCTTTAACAGCTTTCCTTGCCTTTTCTGCAAACTTCGTAACGTCAAACTCTGAAGCACGCTTCATAGCCTCTTGCTTCGTCAAACCCTCACGTCCAGCATAACCAAGATAAAACTTATCTATCTGCGCTTGTAGTCTATCATAGCTTTCTTGATACAACTGTGTTATCAACTTGTCACGGTCTAAATCACGCTTGATTAGTTCAGCTTGTGCCTTACGTTCTGCGTTATATAAACGATTATCAGCTTTCTTGCTCATTCATGCCACCTACTAACTGCATGATCTCGTTGTCGCTTGCGCCTTGCTCTTTCAAAATGCGCTCTTGCTCTGTCTTGTAGTCTGTAAAGCTAGCATTGTTCATCAATGTTTCTTGCGATACCACTCCGCCCGCTTCTATATACGCTTTAATTTCATTCCAAACGTCTTGTGGAATGTTTGGATGGAAAGTAAAGGTCAGCTTGCTAGCTTCAATCGTTGGCTTATTGATAGCCTTGTGAATGTTGCTAATCAATTCATAACGACGGCGCAAAGCCTTAGTAAAGTATGTTTCCTTGTTCTTTCTGACTTGCTCAAGTCCAATCATTTTATAAAGCAATGCAATGCCCGAAGATGTAGCGTTAAATCTATCATCTTCAAGGTTAGGAATACGGCTAAATCTGTGAATATCGTTCGCTAAGCGGTTTTTATATGCTTCTGTGCCTTGTACGTCATATTGCTTATAGATATATCCAGCATCTGCACTTGTTTGTTGACCGTTTGTACTGATACCAGTTTGAAGTAGTAGCATGTTAGCATCTTTCATCTTAGCAATATCACTTGCTGATAAGCCTAATGCATCAAGGTCGCCCTTAATTAGAAGCATTGCATCATTTAAATCTGACATATAATTAGCTGTGTCAGATTGTCCAGCATCATAGGCATCTATCAAAGAGATTTCACTTTCAAAGTCACCCATTCTATAGCGATTATTCCACCACTCAACAACTGGAACATCTCTATATTCATGCTTCGCGATTGTATCAACAGTCAAGCGTACTGCATTTGTTGTATAAGGTTTATAAGTGATGGTTTGGTCTTTAGTATATACTGTCATATTCACTTTGTCGGCAAAAACTGGAAGATGCACGGCAAGAATGATATTCTGTTCTACTGTTAAATCACGAACAACAAACATTTCAAGCGGGTTAATCAAAACAACTCTATCTGCTCCGTCTTTATCCCTGAAATGATACTCAAAAGCACGACCGAAGATTGAAGCATCAAGCGCTAAATCTCCATTCAATGCGTTAATGTCATTGTTCCACTCGATTTCTTGAATAGTTTCAAGTTGCTTTTTCTCTGCTCCCTCTAAAATACCGATAGAAACGGGATTGCCAATAACATAATTTGTAGCAAAACTAGAAATATAACCGCCCCATTTATGACGTACACGATAATCTGCTTTCTCGTTGTCTAGCCGTCTGTTTCCTGACAAGATACTGTAGTTGTCGCCTTTAGCATAAGATGATAATACTTTCAAGCGCTTTTGCTGACTGCTAAAGAATGCTTCAATCATCCCCCTAAAAACTTTCTTGCCGTTATCCGTATTCAGCAATTCATCACTTGAAGCATATCTGAATTGCTCGTTTGAAATACTGCCAAAGTATAGACTATCAGACCTTGATTTATTTACTGTGTCTATACCATGCTCAAATTCATTTACTTTGTCCACTCTCTACCTCCTGAACATTTTATTAATTTTGCTTATCGTTCTATCAACATCAATTTCTTTTTTTGCTTGATAAATTCTATCTTGCAATGCGTAACGTATAGCATCTATACAGTGGTTATAGCTATCTACTGGTTCGTTGATATATTCGTTTGTCTTTCTGTCTTTCTTCCAAGTGTAGTTTTCAAGTTCTTCAATCAACTTCACACATCTTTCGTCTACTATCCATTCATACTGAAGTAAGTATTGTATGCCTTGCATGACTGACCCAGCACCTTTCTGTACGTCTATCACTCGTGGAATACCAAGATTTCTTAATTCTTGATTTGATTTCTTTTCAGCGCTATCTGCTCGTATCTGCTCTTTAGCATATCCAAGCGCCTTGATTGCTTCAGCTATCTTGTCATTCGTCAATCCTTTTCTCACAAACTCATCAGGGACATATAAGCGCTTGTTTTCATCATCTACCCTTACATGAAGCAATGCTGACGGGTCATTAATAAAACCGTAGTCAAGGCCAAAATAAGCGGGCAAATGCTCCCACTCGCTTTTATTCAGTAATCGTTTCTCATACTTAGGGAAAACCAACTTATCAAGTGTTGCAAACTCTCCTAAAGCGTATATTTTATAATACGCTTCGTTTCTATTTGCCAGTTCTTCGATATTCTCAATAGTGACTTGATCTAAAAAGCGATTATCTTTGTATGACGTGTGATAAACAACCGTGTTTTTTGGCTTCTTAACAAAGAATGCGTTATACGTCCAGTTCACTTTGGAAACAGGGTTAAACATCAAGAATATTTGCTTATTCAAGTGTTTCTTAGCACGCAAACGCAAAGTCAACTGTGTATAATCATCAAGTGTAAACTCGGATGCTTCTTCCATGACTACATCTGATATATCTTTAATAGACTTGATTTTTTCCGGATTGTCTAACCCTTTAAAAATAAATTGAGCCCCGTTTGGAAGCTCAATCCGATATGCTGAATTATTAACCTTGCATTTGTCTAGCAACTGCCAACTATCCAAGCATTGCTTCACGTCTTCAAAGATAGAGTCATAGACCGTAGCGCCTACCTTACGCAGAAATAAAACCTTGCGTGGATGCTTCCAATCTTGGCAAGATTTAAAGACAACCTTTTGTATCACGCCATGACTTTTCCCACTCGAAGCACCACCATAGTGAACTTCGGTAAAGGTTGAATAGTCATATAACTTATCAAAGATATGCTTATTAAATACACGACTTGGATAGTCAATGATGATATTGATTTTAGGTTTATTCTTCGTTATCATCCCAATCGCCTACTTTTATATCAATAGTTTTTTGAGTGATTTCTTGCCTATCCACAAATAAGCCATAACGTTTTCCAAGGTCAACTGCGGCGCTCTTTCTTGTTGATACGTTCGGTTTAGCATCCATAACTTTTTGATAACCGTCACCGTCAAGCACTAATAAAGGCTCTGTGATTTCTCCACGCATGACTGCCGTTAAAAACTCAAGCACTTCTTGTTGGTCTGCAACACGTTCAGACTTTAGTTTTTCCAGTCGTTCGTCTATATAGGCCTTTATCATAGCATTTGATAGCAGTCTACTACCATTTACTTGTGCGACTTTATCTTTCTTAATATTCGGATAAGCCTTTTTATAAGCCTGTGTAGCATTTAAACAAATGATGTACTCGTCTGCGAATACTTTTTGTTTTTCAGTCATTCCCACTTTCCACCACCTCATTTCTACAAACAAAAAAGTCAGCTAAAAGCTGACAAATGGAGTAACTAAATAAATAACCAAAGAGCGTACCTCTGGTCAATGCAAGCACCACTTACAAATTTTGCATATCTGACACTACCTTGTCATTTTGCTCGTTTCGCCTTGTCGCTCCTTCGGTAGATAGGATGCAAACTATACAAGGGCTGGTATTGAAATAACTAAATAAAAACGGTGTTAGGAAGTTTAGAGATATATGAAACTATAAAATTAAAAAACGCAAAGGAAAATCAACAATGAATACTTTCCTAACACCGAAAAATATATATGAGTCTATCAGTCATGCTTACCGCTTTGCTGATACTAACATAATATCACTTTAAAACTATCAAATACTATCGTTATTATCAAAGATTTTAGATATGTTTACAACTGCCCTATCTCTAGCACGTTGGATAGTCGCAGGGCTACAATTTAACTCTCTTTCTGTTTCACTCCAGCTCAGCCCGTTGATATACAACAAGCGCATCACAATATTTTCAATTGGGTCTTCTAATGACTCAATAGCTTGTGTCAAATCCTCTTGTTCTTTTTGCTCTTGTTCAATTTGCTTGTATAACTCGTCTATCTTATCCGTGATTTTAATATTTAAGTCTTCAGTCCGATTGTCATTGCTTGGAGTTTTAGGCATCCCATTAAATGACTGCCCTTTTATAATACCCGTTCTTAAATCTTGTATCTCTCTATGAATTGAGCGTATTTTGATATTTTTAATTTTTAGTTTTTTAAGTTTTCTTTGTAATTGCACTCTCACTCTCCAATTAAAACATTCAAAGGAAGATTAAAGTACGTCGCTACATCTTCCACTTGATACAGATTAGGTCTTGCCTTACACGTTTCCCATTTATAAATATCTGATTGAGCGTATCCTAAGATGTCACTTAGTTTTGCTTGTGATAACTTATTGTCTTTGCGCTTCTGTTTTAGCATAAATGCAAAGCGTAGTCTTTGCTTATCATTTAATCTTTGTTCGTAGTCCATCTTTTAAGTCCTCGCTTTTCACAAACGAACCGTTAACCATTTTACCTTTTCGGTTCTTGATCTCGTTATACGCTAGTTCAAAACATTCAGCAATAGACCAGCCTTTCTGTTGACAATAGATAGTCAGCACTACCAAAATATCACCGACTGCATCTTTCCCGTCTTGCTCACGTTCTTTCAAGTGCGCTTGTGCAAGTTCGCCCGCTTCTTCAAATAACTTCAACGCTTGCGCTGTGCTATTGTTAGGATTGTCTAAACCTCGCTCTTTCGCCCATTGTTCAACTCTGTGTGCCAATAATTCCATGTTTGTTGTCATAAATTAATAGTCATCTCCTTTCCTAGTTAAAATTGCAACAATATCTTCGTATATTGGTTTTGTTACATACAAAAATTCATCAGCAGTTAGTTGCTCTTCTTTGAGATAAGGTTTGAGTTCATCACTTATAAATACTTTGCTAAAATAATCAACTTCTTTTGTAACACATTTAATACAATCAATGTTCATGATGATTTGCTTTTTTTCCTCGCCGTATTTAAATGGCGTTAACAAAATAAATTTCGTCATAATTCGATATTATCTCCAATTTCAATATTTTTATATTTTTCTTCACTCACCACAAACACGTTACCGTTGACCGTGATTGTGAACAAACTTCCGATTTTTCGTTTTTCCGTAACCTTACCAGTAATCTGATATTTGCTATCAGCATGATAAACAAGCAAGGGTTTCTGTGCTTCACGTTGCATGAATAACAAGCAAGTAGTTAATAGGCAATAGCCAATTAAAAAACGTTTCATTCTACTTCCACTCCTAACTGAACTAATTGCGCCTTTAAATCGTCAATAGTTTGTTGCAACGCTTTTTTGATTGCATCTGACAAAATTTCTGATGTGATAATCATAGTTTCATCACTAAAAAAGAAGTGTGTTTTGATTGCCAGTCTAAACTTTGGTACTTGTTTTATTATTGAAATTTTTTCAAGTGGTGTTAGTTCGTGATTGATAATCTTTTCTAACTCTTCAATTTGTTGCCTGATTTCTTCTGCTTTTTTTAGATTTTCAAGATTCATCCTTCCACCTCCAAATTCAAAATTTTCATAGTTTCCTCATAACTCAAATTGACTTTGATTTTGACTTCTTCATACGCTCCAAAAATTTTATAAATTCTTAAATAAATGATAGTTGTATTGTCATGATTTTTGACAACTGAAAAAATGTGTTTGAGCTTATCTTTTCTGATAGCTATGTTTGGAAACGCCACAAGTTCTAGCTTTTCTTTCTCGACCTCGTAGCCAAACAACTTCATCTTGATAAGTGTTTCTACAGGGTTATTTACAGTCTTACCTAACCACTGAGAGAAGATTACATTTTCTCGTTTTTTAGGTTCAAGATTATACTTCATCCAATCCCAAATATTATACTCAAGATTATCTTTATGCTCTTCATACCAATCTGCCACAAACTGCGGTACTTTCACTTTTTGCGGTTTGTCTAGTTGTCTTAAATCTTTCAAAACTTCAGACGTATCAACCCTTCTGAAATAGCTATGATTCAAATACTCGTATTTCTCAATCAATTCTTTAATATTCATCTTCTTGTTCCTTGTTATATCTTTCTACCAATTTATCTAACCACGGCCAAACATCAGGTTCTTCAGTGATTGGCTCAACATCTCTTTCTTGCAACCAAGCGGAGAAATTCACCACGTTATCAATATAGATTGTGTCATAATCGCCCCAATCCCAAGCAGTCAATTCAATCTCTGTTTCTGTTCCGTTTTCATCTTCAACCGTGATTGAACCATTTTCAACCCAAGCAGTACCATAACATAGATCACAAGTCCCCGTTTGTTCTTCTTGAAAATCTGAGTTATATTCTGTTACTTTATACTTCATCTTCCAACTCCTTTAACTGTGATTCCATCTTCTTCAACTGCTTTTTCAAATACTCTCTGTGTGCTGTCCTATTCTGTGCTACTGACTTCTCACAAGGTTTTGAGTATTCAACTATATCAGCTTCTGTTTTCTCGATTGAATGCTTTAATGCTTCAATCATTTGTTTCTTGATGCTCATTAAATGCCTCTAGTAATTCTTCGTTAATTTCTTCAATTCCGTATGGCTCAAATGCGTGGAAGTAAAATCCTTGCTTTTCTAATTCTCCACGTTCTCCCGTTGCATATCTCAAAAATAGCAATTCACGACAAACTGGACATTGCCTTTTATTCTGCGTAGGAAACGCTCTAACTGTTCCGCTAAATCCACAATAGGCACAATCTAGCTTAACTTTCACTCGCTCGCTTTTTTCCATTCGATAATCTCCAATTCAATTCTGTATTTTTTACTTCCGGACTCTCCACCGTGCCTAAAGTCTGTTGATTTGATAACGTGAAAATTATCATCTGTCCAAAATTTCGCATCCGTCAAGCCGTCCAATAGCGCCTTAGTCGTAGGCGACCAGTTTGGCGGGTCGTATATGCGATTAGTTGGGGCGAATACCCAAACAATCACTTTACAAGGCTTATTTTCGTTAAAAGGTAAGCCAAAGTAATCTAGTAGAGTATTCCGCCCTTCATAATGCGCTAACTGTCGTAAAAACTTTGTGATTTTAGCTTTTCGTTGAAAATGCAGTCTGTCATTCGCTGAAATCATCTGCTTTCTGTCAAGTTCAAATTTTAAAATTAGTTTTTCCATGATCTAACCTTTTTAGAACGGTAGCATATCATCTGAAATATCAAGCGGATTTGTGCTTGCATTTCGTGAAAAGTCAGGCGTTTGTTGTTGCGCTTGTCGTTGTTGCCCTTGTTGGTTGCCTTGTCCTTTACTTTCTAGTAGCTGGAATGTTTCTGCGACGACTTCTGTCACATAGACACGTTGACCTTGCTGGTTATCGTAACTTCGTGTCTGAATACGTCCAGTAATTCCAATCAATGCGCCTTTTTTTGCCCAGTTCGCAAGATTTTCTGCTTGTTGTCGCCACATAACGCAGTTGATAAAATCAGCTTCACGATCGCCGTTTTCATTTTTAAACGTGCGATTGACTGCAAGGGTAAACGTAGCGACCGCCACGTTTGACGGGGTATAACGTAAATCTACGTCTTTCGTAAGACGGCCAACGAGTGATACATTGTTTAACATTTTTTTAATTTCCTTTCTAATCCAATCCTTCGTATAGACTTTTGCCTAATTCTTTTTCAAAATCCTTTTGATTTTTTGGATCTAGCATTGCTAGATTTGTTACGATTTTTATTTTTGTTTCTCTACAAGGCTGATAGCCATATTTGGCATATCTCAACATCCTATTAAATGTGCTTACTGGATAAATCATTTCATCATCAACAACCAGACGTTTTGTATGCAAATGCTCAAAGAAATCTTCATGGAACATCACTTCAAAAACAGCCATGTAATTTTCTTCGTCAACGTTGTCATAATTTTTGTAGTAAGCAAACTTAGTTATCGTAAAATCAAATTCAGAAATAACTTGCTTAGGTTTACCAAAAACGCTTTTTACAAGTTCTAGCCTTACTTTTTCTTTATTAGAATATATCGACCAAACTTTTTCATTTTCGTAAACAAACCGCCATTCATTCGGGTGTTCTTTCATTTCTTTTTTATAGTAAGAAATAGCTTCCAAACAATCAGCTTTATTTTCAAAAAAGACATCAATATCTTTCACTCTCTCATTATTGAAAATGTTTTTGAAGCACCCACCAGCGATATAGCCTTTATGGCCTATCAGTAATTTATCTAGCCACCACAACTGCCTATAGTTGTAAATATCGCTAATTTTAAAACTCATCTTTAGTTTCCTTTCAATTTTCCTAAAAGCATATCAGCTTGTTCTACTTGTGACTCTTTGATTTGTTTATAGTCCGCAACGCCTAAGTGTTGCAAGAACCATTTCACAATTGAGCCATCTTCTTTGTTCTTTTCGGTTGAAATCTTAGCAATTTCTTTCAAATAGTAGTTTGCTTTTTCAACTGAGATAACAGGTTCATCTTGTTTTTTCGGTTTGGCTGGTGCTTGTTTTTGGTTTGCTCGTCCACTTTGGATATAATCGGCATCCGTGTCAGCATCCTTGCTATCGTCAATCAAAAACATTTGACTGAGTGTGTACTTGGTAGCGTAGCTTTGCGCCCCGCCCGATACTTGCGAAGCATCCATACCTTTTTTTGTACGTTCTTCCCTTGCTCGTCCGATAACCGTTACCACATTATCGCTATCCCAATCCATGAGTGAAACAGTAACTTTTGTGATTAATTCGCTTGCCAATTCTTCAGTCGTTACTTCTGAAATCAAGCACGTTGCCCGATACTTCAAACAGATAGGCTTCAATGCTTCTTCAATATCTTCAGCATTTCGATAATTGTATTTACCGAAAGAGTTATACTGATTTTTAGGCGCTTTCAATTCGTTTTGAATATTCGCCAATTTTTCATAGATACTTTGTTTTTTCTCTACCATTATCAAACTCCTATCTGATACTCAAATTCTTACGTTCTACCAATTCAGCGCCCAAAATTTCAAGTCCATTTTTTAAATCTTCTTTCAAACGCTTCTTGTCGGGTTTATAAGTTGCAACTTTGTACGCTTCAGGTAGAAGCAAGTCGTCCACTTCTACTGCTTCGGATTTTCGGAACGATACTTTGAAAAGCGGTGTGTCAACTCGTTCATGTCCAGTTAGTGCCATGCTCTCTTTCAAGACTTCTTTCATGCGTTCATTTTTGCGTTCGTCCGCTCTGTTCAATTCAGTTAGTCGCTTGATCTCGTTCTTGCGTGCTTCAACGTCCGCTTCGTTGTTCTTGATAACCTTGATATAATTTTCGACTTTATTTTCGTAGTCGGTATTCCAGTCGATACTATCAAGCGTATCTGCTTTTGTTTCGTCGTCCAAGTCCATATTGTAAATATCAAGGAATTGTCCAGTCAATTCGTATAGTGTCGCCATGTTTACTCCTCGCTTTGTGCTCCATACATTTTCACAATAGACTTAATCATTCCTAGGTTTTTCTCCATAGCATTGATTTTCGCACTATTGTAACGTTTATAATCTGCTTCATCTTTTTTGAAAGTAGCTTCAATCAACTTCAACTTATCTTCTAGTTCTTGGTTCTTATAACCTTCAAAACTTTCAATCACATCTCCGTCTTCATCCACTTGTTTTGAGATGATTTTATTAGATGTTCTAATTTCTTCAATAATTGATAATGTTTCAAATCTTGGTTCGCTAACCCATCTTTCTTGGTTTTCAAGTGCAATTAAAATCATGTTTGCTAACATTGTTGTTGTGTTTTCCATTTTCTTTTTACCTTTTATCTTTCTTTCTATGCGCTCCAGTATTTTTTCAAGTCAACTGACATGACAGCCGCAAGATTTTTCTGTTCAGTTCTAATTTGTTGTTTATACGGCGCAAGTCCAGCTTGTCGCTCGTCTTCAGTGCGTGGTAAGTAATACCCGTAAGGTTTTGTTTTCAGAGCGACGATAGGATGACCGAAATTCATTCTTAAACTCTCGACAATCATTTTTAATCTTCGTTCTGATAGGTTATAATCTCTACGAATATTTTTCGATTGTGCGGGTTTTTCAAATGTTCCGTTGTTGTTAATGTAATTAAATACACTTGTTTCTAATTCGTCCATTTCTATACTAATCATAGGCTCTCCCTTTAAATTCATTCTTTAAATCATCGCTCCCACACTTCGGACATTCGATGATTGGGTAACTATCAATGTATTCAAATGTGTTTCCACAATCTCTACATCCACAATCCCATATATAAAGGTTCATATTATTGCTCCTTGTGGATATTCTCGATTTCTTCTAGCTTTTCGACAAAATCGACATACGCTTTATAAAAATCACCGGATTTTTTGCTATCTTTATATGCTTTTTCAACCAATTCAGCACCGCTACCATAAAAACAACCAACTCTCCAGTTTTTGTTCGATTTTGTATAAGTGAAATAACGACCACTAGACCATGTGTTTTTAAAAACAATATAATCAGCGTCGCCGTATACCTCAGCGTCGCCGTATACCTCGGCGTTGCCGTATACCCTAGCGTCGCCGTATACCCTAGCGTCGCCGTATACCCAAGCGTCGCCGTATACCCAAGCGTCGCCGTATACCTCGGCGTTGCCGTATACCCTAGCGTCGCCGTATACCCAAGCGTCGCCGTATTGACTTAAATTGCTTTCACTCGCAACATATCCGCCAACTTCTCCTTTTTCAACTCCACTAAATGAAATCAAAGCCTTAATTCTGAAAAGTTGAACTCCAAAAAATGTAATTGTATCATCTACTAATAACTCATATTTTTTCATTGTTTCTGCTCCTTTGGTTGTGGTAGTCCTAGTAAGTCTTGACGCAATCCAACCGGCGCTTGTGTGTCAAACGTGAATTTTCTATCGCAATTTCCGATGTTTTGTCGGGCGATATTATTGAATTGATTTCTACCTTGCTGGTAAACATCAATAATTGCTTGATCCAGTTTTTCTTGTTCTTTCATCTGTCTTTGTCTTTTCTGCTCGTTATTAGCTACAATCAGCATTGCTACGAATAAACAAACAAAGATTGTTGCAACTCCTAAAAGTTGACTTATTAAAGTTGGTTCTGTCATTCTGTTTTTCCCTTGTAAATTTCAATAATTTTGTCTTTGTCAGCAATGGTCTGCATTGCTTGTTGTAGTTTTTCTTCTGTTTCAATTAGTTTTCGGTTTGTATCTAACGCAACTAATCGCCAATCTTGATTGATTTCAATTTTGGTTGTGTTAAAAAACCATTTTGTAAGTTTGTCCAGTAACTTCATGCTAAAACTCCTAATTGTTTTTCTTTTTTCAAGTTTTCCAACATTTCTGATAATGTTTCTTTTTTAGTACGATAACGATTTCTGCTTTTCCATTTAACAAACAATCGGAAACCTTCATAATTGATAAACACTAGCTTATGTGTTGGATTGTCAATGAACTGTTTAAAATCGGGGTGTTCTCGCATCTCAGTAGCCCAAATTTTAGCAGTTCCAACTGTTAGACCTTCCCACATTTGGCAAAGGTGTTTGTAATCGCCATGTGTGGCCTTTTCATTTATTCCAACTGGTTTGTAAGTGATTTCTGTTTTAGGCATGGATTTTCCTTTCTTTTTGTGATATAATTTTCTTGAATAATTTTCTAAGTGCCTGATTGCAGTCAGGTGCTTTTTTTGTTTTATCTTAATTCATCTATGCTGATTTCCAACGCATCAGCGATTTTGCATATATTTGGCCAAGAAAGATATTTTACCTTTCCACTTTTTAAATCAGAAAAGAAACTACGGTTGACTCCAGACATCTTAGATAATTGATTGCCATTCAAATTTCTTTCCTGCATTATTCTGTTTAATTGTTCCCACATTTTTACACCTCTAACACTATATGTTGTTTAACATATATATTTATTCAACAATATGTTGTGTTTTTCTGTTATCTATGTTATAATCATTATTGACTGAGACCTCTCACCGTTTTAGTCAAAATTTCGATAGAAAGGAGGTTTAATCATGGGTAAAAATCAGCATGTTGTCCCTGCCAAAAATGGTGGTTGGAACGTGAAAGGTGCCGGCAATTCAAGAGCAACTGTTCATACTACTACAAAGAGTGAAGCTACAAATATTGCTAGACAAATTTCACGAAATCAAGGTTCCGAACTAATCATTCACGGCAAAGATGGAAGAATTCAAAGCCGTGACAGCCACGGTAAAGATCCATTCCCTCCTAAAGGCTAGTCATAATTTGGTCTTAGCCTTACAACATATCCTGTAGCAGACGTTACATCATCTAGTGTGACTTCTGCTATTTTTTTCGCTCCATCCTCTGTTTCAACAATTAGCCGTGTATAGAAGCGACTATCTAAAATGTTCATCAGATTTGGTTTGAAACTATACGGATATCGTCTTGGTCTCATTGTTTCTCCTTTGTATTTATTTTTTCTACCCTCTCTTTTATTTATTTAGAGAAGTAGGACTTGTTGTTAGTTAATATTTATTGTTATTTAATACTTGTTGTTAGTTAATATTTATTAGTGTCTTGTTTTACAATGTTGTAAAATACAATGTTGTAAAATACAATGTTGTAAAATACAATGTTGTAAAATGCAACTTTGTATTAAGTAATTGTGGATAACTCAGATCTCTTCATAGTTATCGCTTCATCAAGACGTTGCAACATAATTTCAAATTGAAAATCAGTTATTTTTGTATCTGAGAAGAATCTGAAAGTCTGAACTCCTTGCCCTCTGCCGAGGCTTTTTTTGACAGTCCGTAAATATCCAGCTTTTTCAATCTTTTTGAAATGCCTTAAAACCATTTCGCGACTAACATTCAACCGTCTAGCTATTTCCTCTGGATAGACTAGCCAATTCTCTTTGTTGCTGAGAATAACCATCAATATCCCAATCGTGGCAGGTTCAAGTTCTGGATCTCTCAGAAAATCATTTTTAACTGCTGTATAATCATCAATTGCATTTCTGAAAGATTAGTTGAACATTCAAGTTTTTAAAATCTGTCATGATTTCTCCTTTCTATTTTTCTCAATCTCTTTCTGCTATAATGTAAGCAGAAAGGGGGTGAAGTTATGAGTGATTATCAGTTAGAAGCTTCTTTAATTATCCTTGGCAAAGAGTACGAAAGAGCCAAGAAAGACGGTAAAGAAAGCTTTAGTCTTCATATCTCGTTTTTTGATGGCGTAGATACTAACTACCATCTTCAAGAGTTTGCAAAACTATATCCCGTAAGGATTGCTCGTTTGAAGCCTGACCGAATAACTTTTCTAATAGACTAACTTCGTCTAATGGAAACGGATTGTTTTCTATCCTGTCGTTGAAAGTCAATAACACTTCACAATCTTTATTTTCAAAGTGATTGATAAATTCCACTCTCTCTACTCCGTCAAGAAACATCCCGTCGACGAATGTAGCAGGGTGGTTTTTTCGTGCAGTCAGTAACACATCATGTTCTGACGTTTTGACTGAAATAGTTCTGTTAGTTGCCATTTGTTGCACCCTTTCTTTAGATAGACAGTTCTAATCTTTTAGAAATGATTTCTAAATCTAAGTCGTCTAGTTTCAACTGGTCGGCTTTTTGATTTAAACGATCATTTATAACTTGGTTAATTTCAAACCATTCTCGTTTTGTAAATTGACTTCTGAATTTTAGAAATTCGTTTATTGTTTCTTCCATAGTTTTTCCTTTCTAAAAATAAATCAATCCATCCTGTCTTTAATAAAGCAAAATAGATTTATTAAAGCACAAACTATATTTACGATTGTTACTATAATAAGTCCTAGTTCGTTCATGTTTGCTCCTTTCTTATATGATTTAAAATCATATACTTTGTAAAAAATTAAACGCCTAAAAGGTCGCTTGCCGTTGTTTCCAAAATTTCGCAAAGTTTCAAAAGGTGTTGTGCCTTGATTGATGATATATCTTTTTCCCAAGCATTGATTGTTTGGGGGCTTACTCCTACAAGTTCAGCAAGTTGTGCTTGTGTCATCTTGTTGTGTCTTGCTCGCAACTCTGCGATTGTGATCGTTGGCTTACTCATATAACTCTCCTTTCTTCATGATTTAGAATCATTTATTTGATTTACAAATTTATTATACATGATTTAAAATCATCTGTCAACTGCTTTTTTGATTTTTTTTCATATTTTTTTATTTTTTCTATCGTTTTACTTGATTTTAAATCATTTCTTCTATATAATAGACTTATAGAACGTAAGGAGAAAAAAGTCATGGTTAGCAAGGAAAGATACCTAGAAATAGGACAAAGAATTAAAGAATTAAGGGAAGCAAGAAATATCGAACAAGGCGAATTGGCTAGTATGTTGGGCTATAAATCTCAAACTACAATTTCAAAATGGGAAAGTGGTATCAATTTGCCTACTGGTAAGAAATTGATTGCTTTAGCAAAAGTATTTAATACTTCTACTAACGATATTTTGAGAATTGAAAAACCAACTGAACCCGAATTCACTTCATCAGACTTGCGCAAAATGGCTGAAAATGCTAAAACTTTTGACGGCAAACCGTTAAATGAAGATGATATTGAAGCCATTCAAAACATCATAGAAATATATCTAAATAAAAAATGAGCATTGAAGACATTTGCAAAAAATACGGTGTCAAGATTGAATACTTCGACAAGGATTTATGGAATAGAAACGGCATTTATATTGACGAAATAAAAGTAGTTTTCGTAAGCAAGGACTTAGCGCCTGAGAAACAGAAACAAGTTATTCTGCATGAGTTAGGGCATATAGACCATACTGAGCAAGAATATAAGAATGCTAAGATTAAATGTGAGAATGAAGCTGATAGAAACATGATACATCATTTACTTGTAGATGCTTTAGATCAATTAGAAAATCCGTCTGATTTTAATTATCTTGACTTCATGAAATTTTATAATTTAAAAACCACGACTGATGAAGTCATGGTTATGGAAGAATATAAAGCGTTATTAAATTAAAAAAATGTGCAACAACTGAACCACAATAAAAGCTGTTAGGAGGGTTCTTATGGAACAGGAACGTAAAGTTTTAGGTATTTTAGCTATTATTTTTGGAGCGCTTGCTCTACTTGGCTCTTGGATGCCTATCATCAACAATTTTTCTTTCATTCTAGCAATTTTAGCTTTGATTTTTGGAATAATCGGTTTCTTAGTAAACAGAAAACGACCAAAAACATTAGCTATTATCGGAACTGTTTTATCTATTGTTTCGATTGCTATCGTGCTTGGAACTCAAGCTATGTATGCTAAATCACTTGATAAACTTAGCAAAGATATTGAGCAATCGGTGACTTCAACAAGTTCATCAAGCGACTCTTCACAAAAACAAGAGGATACTAAATTTAACTGGACAAAAGAGCAGTTTGATGCACTTGTGCCTGGTGATATTACCAATAGAGGTGCTGGTGGTTCTAAATATGATGACATCATTAAAGAACACGGCGAACCAAGCGACACTAACACAACTACAGTTAATGATCACGAAAATAAAACAATCTCTTATACTTCGTTTGATAAAGAATACAAGAGTGTTATTTTATCATTTGCGAAACAAGAGGATGGCTCATTCTTGTTGATTACAAAAGTTGCAACAGGTCTGGAATAAATTCAATTCTTACGCTTTTTAAAATAAAAAATCCCACGCTCTGAAAGTTTGGCGACTGCGAGCGTGGGGTAGGATGTATAGAAAGAACGGCATTCAAAAGCCCTCTTTTCTGTACCCATTTTAACAAAATAAAGGGGAAAAATCAATGTGGATGGAAGAACTTTCCAACGGAAAATTTAAATTTTTTGAAAGATATAAAGACCCCTACACTGAAAAATTGAAGAGGGTATCTGTAACACTTGACTCAGGATCATCCAGAGCGAAGAAAGAAGCTCAAAAACTACTGGATGAACGTATAGAAGAAACTTTACAGAATATACAATCAACAGATGCGATTTATCAACACGTCTTAGATGAATGGTGGACATTTTACCAGAAAGAAATCAAAGGTAGTTCTATCAGCTCTCTTACTAGTAGCGTGAATGATTTTAAGGAAGCGTTCGATACAGAAATTAAAGTTAAGAATATAGATACTAAATACATCCAGCGGTTCTTGAATGATCTAGATATTTCTCGTTCAAAACTAGAACGCTATAAAATGCTTTTAAACCTATCGTTTGATTATGCGGTTAATCTTGAATATATCAAAGACAACCCAGCAAGACGAGCAAAACTTCCAAAACAAATAAAAACAATCGAAGAATTAGAAAAGACAGAAAAGAAATTTTTGGAAGAGGATGAACTAAAAAGATTATTAGAAGAATTATACAGGACAAAGAATACCCATAGACTAGGATTGCTTGCTGAATTTATGTCATACAATGGTTGTCGAATTGGTGAAGCTATTGCTATTAAACAAGAAAACATTGATTTTGATAACAAGACGGTAAAAATTCACGGCACTTTGGATAAGACAGTAGGTTATTCAAAAGGTCATAAAACAACTACTAAAACCGTTGCAAGTTTTAGAACTGTTTCTTTATCAAAAAGAGAGATTGAAATTTTAAAAGAGTTTATCTCAATAAATGAACTTTCTAAAAATACTCGAAAAACATTCAATGATCTTGGCTTTATCTTTGTTACAAAAAACGGTATACCGATTCAAAATAATTCTTTCAACTTAGCAATCCAGAAAGCAAATAAACGTTTAAAAAATCCAATAGATAAACATCTTACTTCACATATCTTCAGACATACTCTTGTTAGTAGACTAGCAGAAAACAATGTACCTCTAAAAGCAATCATGGCAAGAGTTGGTCACTCCGACTCTCGAACGACTAATAAAATCTATACACACGTTACTAAAAAGATGGAT